TTTCAGAGTTTGACCGGATGGAGCCGTTCAGGTGCTATCCGTCGCCAGGAGCCACTTCCCCCCAGGACGGATTCTTCATTTACACGCCGTCGCTCACACGCGGAGACCTGTACGCCATGATCGGAATCGAAGGCTTCGACGAAAAGGCTATACGTGAGGTTTTGGAAGAGCATGGGCGTGGGGGGCTTACCGACTGGACGACCCAGTATGCGCAGAGCGTGCAGGCGACTGCGAATGGAGAACAGGTAAAGACATCAAGCTCAGCCAACGTCACCATCGACGCGATTGAGTATCTTGGGCCGGTACAAGGCCGACAACTGGTTGAGTGGGGCATGAGCCCTGCCGAGATCAAGGACCCGGACGAAGAGTACGAGGCATGTGTGTGGATGATCGGGCGCTGGGTCATCAAGGCACATCTCAACTACGACCCGCTTGGTCGGCGAAACGTCTACAAGCGCAGCTACGAAGAACTCCCAGGTGCGTACTGGGGGTTCGGGTTGGTGGACATTCTCGAAGACATGCAGGGTATTGCGAATGCCGGACTGCGTGCGATGGTCAATAACATGGCTTTCTCAGCTGGACCGCAGATAGGCATAAACGTAGACAGGCTGCCGCCCGGCGAAGAGATCACAAAAATGCACCCGCTGAAGATATGGCAGTTCAACGAGAGCCAGGTCAATTCCAACACTAAGTCGATTGAGTTCTTTCAACCTGAGTCGAGAGCTAATGATCTACTCGCGGTTATTGAGAAGGCGTATCAGTTCGCTGACGACTTCAGCCTGATACCCCGCTGGATGGCCTCTGGGTCGGGCAGCGAGCGCACTGCATCAGGCATGTCCATGAAGATGGATGCGGCCAACAAGGGGCTGAAGGGTGTAGTGTCAAACATCGATATGTTCATGTCGCAGATGCTCGAAGCACTGTTCAATTACAACATGCTGTTCAATCCCGACCCATCGATCAAAGGTGATGCGAAAGTTGTCGCGCGCGGCGCAGTATCCCTGATGCAGCTTGAGACTCTACAGCTGCGCAGAAATGAGTTCCTGGTTGCCACAGCCAATCCGTTCGATTCTCAGATCGTGGGTCTGGAAGGCCGGGCAGAGATACTCAGGGAGACTGCGAAGGGTTTGCAGCTTGACATCAACAGGGTTGTTCCGCCGCGCGGGTCACTAGCACAGCAGTCGCCGGCGAGCGCACAGCCGGGAAACCAGCCTCAACAGACATCTCTCGGTAGCGGGCAGGAGTTGTCGAATGGAGCGGCTGTCACGGACAGCTTCAGCAAAAATAGTATGACCCCGCAGTAAGTGACCGCTATTGTTTTTTAACCGAAAGGAGAATATTATGGCTGCAACAAAGAAGTTACCGCCTTGGCTTGATAAAGGCGCAGATGTAAAAACCCTGAAAAAAGGGGCCAAGAAGTCCGAGAAAATGGTGTCTATGAAAATGGGTGCAGAGAAGTTCAAAAAAGTCAGCAAGAAGTAACAAAAGAAAAGCTAACCACAAAGGAGAACTAAAATGGCAAAACGTGAACAGTTGATAGTAAACCAGATCATGAACAAAGATGGCAAGGTCATCGAACCAGCTAATTCAGGCACCTCTGGCTCGCTTACCAAGTTACTATCCGGAACGACTGTGCTGAGCAAAGCGCGCGCGGTGGACAGCATTGTGATGATCCAGTTGGTTGTGGATACCACATTCGCCGCCGGCGATGGCGCAGCGCCCAGTTTTGTAATTGGCCAGACAGGTACGACAAACAAATTTCTGGCATCCAAGAGCACAGGTACCGCTGGTGATCTGGTGACAGTTTCCGGCGTACTGACGGCAGGGGCACAGCTGATCGTGACGCAGGTAGCGGCTACAGGTACTACCAGTGCCGGTGCAGTCACTGTCAATGCGATTGTAGTTTAATGGCACAAGTACCCGACAATATTCTCGAAGCACTGGCGCGCATCGGTTATGCCGAAAAGCCCCTGATGAACTGGCTCACCGAGAGATTGAAGGACATGCAGGATAGAATGATGTTTCAAACGGATGAAGTTCAGTTGCGTATTTTGCAGGGGCGTGCGCAAGAACTGGCGGAAATCCTTGAGTTGGTAAAGAAGTCCCCTGAAATATGTAGAAAAGCGTGAAAGTAACATCGGCTCCAAGCTGAAAAGTTATGAGTAATGGCATCGAAAAGGAGAATCAAAATGGCACAGAACCACAAAAGAGCAGGTGAAGAAGCAGACCGTTTGATCGCAGAGCAGGCGAGGTTAAAAGCTGAGGCAGAAGGACAGGTGGAAACGCCTCCCCAGCAAGAGCAGCAAGACCCGCCATCTGAGACTGCGGATGTTATCCCTGATGCTGTGGTAGAAGATGCTGTTATTCAACACGATGTCAGCGTTCAGAATACGACCGCGCCAATCGTGAGCGACCCGCAGTTGGAGTTGCTGAGAAAGGAAGTGGAAACTGCAAACCAGAGATGGAAGGTACTGCAGGGGATGATCGACAAGAAAGAATCCGAGAACGAGAACATGCGCGCGCTGTTGGCGCAAATGAGTCAAAAGGCTGAAAAGCCCGCAGACGTACCTACTCGGATGGTTACACAGGATGACGAGGAAGTGTTTGGCGCTGAGCACATTGACCTGGCACGCCGCATCGCCGGGGAAGTGTTTGAACAGAAAATCACCGCACTCAACGACAAGATTACACGGCTGGAGAACTCCATCACCGGTGTCGGAGAGATAGTGGCCAAGACCGCAGCTGAGACGTTTGACGAGGCGCTGGAGCGCAGAGTGCCAGATTGGAGAATCACGAATGTCGACCCCGCCTTTATGGCGTGGCTGAGCGAGGAAGAAGGGATGTCTGGACGCACGCGTCTTGATCTCCTGAACGCCGCGTATAGTTCGTCTGATCTGGTGCGCACTGCGAAGTTCTTCACTGCATTCCGAGAACTCAACGCAAAGCCGGGTACACCGGCCCCCAAAGTCGATAATGTGACCAAGTTGATCTCCCCTGGAAAGTCCCGGAGCGCAGCTACTCCAGCACCAGCACCAGCCAATGCAGACATCTGGACGAAAGCAGACATTGCCCGACTCTATGACGACAAACGAAATGGTCGAATCACGCAGGCGCAGTTCGATGACTATGAGCGCGATTTGTTCGCGGCACAACATGAAGGCCGCTTGGCAGCATAACTTTTCAACTTAAACAAGGAGCATTAAAATGGCATATCCTATTGCAGCCGGTAGCGTGGTTAGCCCCGCTTATTCCGGTACGTTTATCCCCCAGATATGGTCGAGCAAGCTGATTAAGTAATCGGTCAGCGTAATATCGGGTCTTGAAAACGGGAATGGTGAATAGCCTAACCCGATCCAAGCGAAAAGTCTTCTTACCTTCGTCATTGCGACGAGCATAGAGGAAAAAGAAATGAATAGTGAAAAGTACCTTGCGGGGTTCGTAGATGCTGATGGGCACTTTGGTGTCAGGTACAGAGTCGGCGCAACCCCGGATTTAATCTTTGTTCTTTCACAGCGTATAGACCGAATTTATGTCGTACAAGACATACAGGAAATGTTCGGCACTGGCGCAGCACTTCGAGTAACTGGAAGCTACGCAACCATATCGTTGCGTTGTGGCCCGGCAGTGCAGGTGATGGAGCGCTTAGCCAAGTATATGGTGATGCGGCGGAGATACGTGGAGTGGTTACTGGTGTCACGAAAATTGTGGCCGGTGATGCGCGATAACGACGGCATAGCCAAAGTGAAGGCTGAAGTTAAATCAGCAAGGAGATGGTGTGCGACAGACGCCGAGCTACCGAACTATCCAACAAGGAAATGGATGGCTGGGTATATTGACGCAGACGGGTCGTTTACAGGAAACACCAATGAAGGAGCTTTCTATCCGAAGTTGAGTTTTGTAACCGAACCATTTGACACTGAGGCGGTGCGACTTTTGCATAAGGCTTTTGGTGGTGCGGTCAACATCATGAAAGACGGAAACGTCTCATACAACTTGGCGCTGGGAGACCCCAGCAAAGTGATAAAAGTGATGGAGTTTTGTGCCGATCACCTAGTCGCAAAAAAAGCTGTAGCATACTTTTTACTGGGCTGTGCAAGGATGGGTAACTTCCGAGACGGAGACACCATCAAGCAGATAGTTAAACAGCTAAATTCGCAGGAGCAGAGACTAAGTGACCCGACATCAGAGGCAGCAAGATTGGTATCAACAGTGAATTTTGGCATTCCGAAGCGTCCGCAAGGGCGTCCTGTGGGGGTCAAAGAGTTGAGACCAAGGGCTCCGAAGATGAAGCGATAGTCCGACGGCGTTTGCCGGTGGCGAAAAATTTTACGATGCAACAGTTTTGGCAGCAATCAGCAACACGAACTATCAAGGTGAAATTTCCGGACAAGGCGACCTGGTCAAGATTCGCACGGTGCCTGATCTGGTCATCAGCGATTACTCGTCTGGCCAAACTTTGGTCAATCAACGCCCTACTAGCTCTGTTATCGAGCTGTTGATCGACAAGGGCAAGAGCTGGTCGGCAATTGTTGACGACGTGATCGCAGTACAGACCGACATCGACATGATGAACCTGTGGTCTACCGACGCGTCTGAGAAGATGAAGATCGCAATCGACCGCGATGTTCTGGGCGTACTCGGTCCCCTGGTCGCTGCCGCAAACCGTGGTGCAACTGCTGGGCGCATTTCTGCGAACATCAACCTCGGCGTGGCCGGTACTCCGGTGGCGTTGACCAAGGTGAACATCATCGACTTCCTGGTTGATGCGAACGAGGTGTTGCAGCAACAGAACATCCCTGAGTCGGGCCGCTTCGCAGTATTGCCGTTCTGGGCCATCTCGCTTCTCAAGAAATCTGATCTGAAGGATGCCTCGATGTCTGGTGACGGCGTGTCGGTGATGCGTAATGGTCGCGCGGGTATGATTGATGGTTTGACGCTGTACTCCAGCAACAACCTGCCGAACGTAACTGACAGTGGTGGTCAGACCGGATGTTCCAACATCTACGTCGGGCACAAGAACGCACTGACCTTTGCATCGCAGTTGGTGAAGACCGAGACTCTGCGTGCAGAGTCCACCTTTGGCGACATCATGCGCGGCTTGCAGATATTCGGGTACAAGATGATTGACCCGACCGCCATGGCTTATGGCTACGTGTACAAGGGCTAAAAACTGACGGGGGGCAGGTTCCCCCCGATGATTGAAATAAGGAGAACTAAAATGGCAACAGCCTTTACTACTTACACCGATGGCGAGGTAGTCGCCAAAGCATCCGGCGGCAATTATGCCGGCGCGCCAGTCCGTACTGTCCTGACCGGGTATTACGACTCAACCCGCCGCAACATGACCGTTGACGGCGACACGATGGAAGTCGTGAATATTCCAGCGGGCACTCTGATTGAGAGCGTCATTCTGGAAGTCATCACGGCAGAAACTTCGGCGACCCCAACCATTGACGTTGGTGACGGCACTGATCCTAATGGATGGGTTGCTGCCGCGTCTTCGGCAACTATTGCCAAACTTCTGGGGGCTGGTGCCTATGTGGTTGCTGGCGGCAAGTTCTACGCCACTGCGGATACGTTGGACATCGCGATGCCTACCGGCGATGATGCCACCACTCTGGTGTGCAAAATCCACGTCATCTGTACGATTGTGTAGTAAACTTCAGGGGGCGGGCAACCGTCCCCAACCAATTCTTTAGGAGGCAGTGATGGCGCAGATGCTCAGACACAAAGTCACAGGCGAACTGTTCGTATACACCGAACTTCTGTCAAGGCTCTCCGAGCTGGAATTCGTTGTCGAGGACCCTGTTGCGGCAGTGATTGCCGAGATACAGGCCAAGATTAAGGCGAGCGAACCAACTGATATGGAAATACCTGTGTTTGCCCCAGGTACTCCGGCAGAGGAAGTTGCAATGAAATCTACTCCAGGCTATATGTCCAACAAAGACAAGGGCCGCAAGGCTAAATAACCCATGACCGGCGCTGAGCTTCTTGCATACACGCGCACAGACGTTCTTCGGGACGCCGCGACACCGTATCTGTGGTCGGACGCGCTGATTTACCGCAGACTCTCGGAAGCGCAGGAGATTCACGCGCGGCGCACATATTCAATCATTGACGAGACGACAACGCTGACAACAGAGATTGGCACTTCTGTATATGCCAACGAGGACACAACTTTATTTATCTTATCTGCCACGCTGTCTACAAGCTCCGCAGACCTTAGCAACTACACCCGCAAGGCGATCCCGTCACATTTGCTGACCAACACAGGAGAACCTCGGATATACACGCTGGACGAGGCTACGAATAAAATTCGTCTGTACCCAGTACCTGACGCGGAGTACACCATCAATCTGCGTATCGCCAGACTTCCACTAACCTCGATAACTTCTTCTACTACGCCGGAGATTCAAGCGCGGTATCATCTTGATCTGGCCGAGTACGTTGCGTGGCGGTGTCTCCAGGACAACGATGTTGACGGACAGGCAAACAAAGCTGCGGAGCGTCACCGGGTCGACTGGGAGCAGCGTGTATCTGACGCCAAGCGCGAGCTGTACCGGATGCAGTTAGGCAATAATCCACGAGCCACGTCCAGTTGGACAGGCAAGAGGAACTGACCGTGGCGGCTGCACAGTCTTATATTGATCCAACCAAGCTGAATACTTTCGGGGGGCTGAATAACGTCGCCGACCCGATGCGCGCTGGATGGGAATTCCAATCAGTGGCGGATAACGTCAACGGCACTGACTCTAACGGCATGGAACTGCGCGAAGGGTATCAGGCGTTCCTATCCACAACGAACGTCACGGGATCGTACTCCACGACAGACTACTCGCGGATGTTCATCGTCGATAATGGAAGTTTGAAGCGAGTTCATGCTGACGGCACGGCGCTGACGCTGTACTCAGGACTATCCGGCACGCCTCACTGGACCGAGATGAACGACGTAGTGTACCTGTCCTGCGGAACGGCGAAGCTGCAGATTGAACTGGACAACGAAGTGCGTGAGTGGGGTGTGCCTATACCGGCAGATCCGGCGGTCACGGCGACGACCGGCAACCTGTTCGGAGGGTTGTACCAGGTGTGTTTAACCTATACGGACAGCCACGGACGCGAAGGCGGCCCCAGTGTTCCGATCGAAATTACTCTCCTTGACGCATCTGGCATCACAGTGTCAAGTATTCCACAAGTAGCCGGCTATATCTCGAACCTGTACGTGACTGATATGGACGGCACGGTGTTCTACCGCGCTGATATGCCGACAGGCGTTACAGCGCACACACTGACATGGCCGGCATCCGGTCGCGAGCTTACCCTCGGGGGAGTCGATCCACCTCCAGTAAACGGTGAATATCTTGCGGTGTTCAGATCGAGCATCTATATGTCCGAGTACATGCCCGCTGCAGACCAGACAATAGTGTGGTTCAGCCTGCCGCTTGGGTACCATCTGTTCAACATGAGCGCGGATTATTTCCTCGTGCCTGGGGAAGTGACACAGCTACATGGATCGGAGACTGCTCTCGTCGTTACCACACAGACACGCGTCTATTTGTACGATGGTGCGAAATTAGCTCAGGCGGCTGAATACGGAACTGTTTCAGGTCAGCACGCTGACCTTGGCGCTGACGGGAGGATTTATTTCTGGACTAAGCGAGGGTTGTGCCGCGCAGCGCCGTTTGAGAACCTCACCGAGGCAAGAATTTCAATTGCGCCGGGGGGGCAGGCTGGTGGTACAATTATGGAGCGCAATGGGTATCGGAAGTATGTGGCGGTAATTCGATCTGGCGGAGACGCCTTCAACAACAGGTAAAGGAGAAAATCATGGCTGTTCGTATATCAACAGGAATGCGTAATAAATTGCTGGATGGGGGGGCTGCTGGAGGCATTAAAGGGTATTTTTCGGGGGTTGCAAACGCGATGATCCAGATTCGTACAGGTCCGCAGCCATTAACAGCCGATACTGCCGCTACAGGTACTCTGCTGGGCACCGTAACGGTCAACGCAGACGGAGTTACGGGATTGACATTCGACGCAGCGGTGGATGGCGTGATTTCAAAAGCTGCTGCCGAAGTGTGGAAGTTTACAGGTGTCGCAGCAGGTACATCAGGCTGGTTCAGGGTATACCCGGAGAATGGCGATCCGGCGATTCTCTCCACTACTGAGGGTCGTATTGACGGTAATATCGCTACCAGTGGCGGGGATATGAACTTGAGCAGCATCAGTGTAGCTGTCAGTTCGCCACATACAATCGATACATTTACGTTTACCATGCCGGCTGCGTAATTGAGGGGTGTGTGTCACTCTTTATACACAAGACGATCCTGGGAGACACGGCGAAGTGTGCTGTTTATCTCCCATTCGCGCTGAGCAAAGTCCGGTATCTGTACCAGATCAAATCTGTTCAGACACAATCTTTCGAGATCGACGGAATCAAGATCAGATGTCACGTTGTCGGAGATCAGGGGTTTGTCAGACTGGACGGCGGATGTTTTGCTGATATAGAGGCTGGGGCGCTCGAACTAGGCTCGACATCATGTACATACATCGAGAGTGTCAAAAGTTGCGCGGTATATAAAGACGGTGTGGCAAGCCTCGGCGAAATTGCCGGAGTGTCGGTGACTCCGCTGCCAGTTGACGATCCTGCACATTCAGAAAACCCGCAGTACACATCGAAAGTTTTCAGGCTCAAAGAACCAGCAACGCCACTTCCTATAATGCCTGTGCCGAAGTTGGAGGATTACTGGACACCGATGGGGAACCCGGATTATTGTGGATGGCGCAAAGCCATGTATCCAGACCAAGCTGAGCTTCGAGACAAAAAATTAAAGCTGGAAGCAAGGCTGAATCCATCGAAATACACCGGAAAAATGCGCATGTTTATGCAGGCCATCGTGGGCTGTAAGAACGTGTTCGACAGAATAAAAACACAGAGATTTCCAGATGGTCAAATCATAGAATATCTCGATAATTATCTTCCGTTGGAAGAGACTAACTATATCGTGCGGGATACCGCAGGGGAATACTGGATGTTCTTCAGTGGAAAAACGTATGTATGGAGAATGCTGTTTCATTCTTGCGCTGATAGAGCAAAGGTAATGTTACGTGCTGGAGGGTTGACCCGCGAGGAAGAATCGAAGTTGGAGGCAGTGTTGTTTTCCTTCGTGTATGTCGATCAACACGACCAAGCATTTATAGATGCTTATTACGAGGGCGATTTTCTCGACCTTAAACTTCCGCCCCCACCGCCAAGCGCAGTTGCGTATACATGGCCAGTGGCCTACGGAAGCGCGTATGAGTACGACTGGCATTTTGCGTACCAGAAGCCGACGGCGCTGCGTGTAGGCCACATCAGTAAACCGACTGAAAATCCGCTTGATCCTAATGAGTGGATCGCGCACGCGCAGATGGAGGAGATCACTTTTTTCTCGACCGCCGATGTAGCGGGTGAGCCGCAGCCGCCGACAGCATCGCTACGGTTGCTTGAGCAATCGGACTGGTCTTACATGGCCGCGTACAACGCTATCTGGCTTAATGTATCAGACTATCACTGGATACCCGTTCCATACGACCACCCGGCGGATGGGGCTTGTGATGCGCCCATATATGCGTTCTACGGAGCCAAGGACGAACACGTTATAGTGCGGTATAAGAAATCAGAAAAGAGCGCGGAAGACGAATTACTCCTGGACGAGGATTATGGTTCGTGTGAATATGGCACACAGTCGTCTGGAAGAAAGATACTTGCCGGGAGCCTCACAGGGGGTTTTTACGTTACTAGAGATGGCGCCACTGTGTGGGATGGGGTTGGAGCGGTAAAAAGAGAGTCCAGTTCATACGCTATCAAACGCTGGATAGAAGGCGAGGAATATCTGATGGACTTTAACGGGTATGTACTTGATTTGTATAAAGAACGCATAGTTATCCATAATTGGGAGTTGTTGACTACGTATACTGGCACTTATGCCGGGTATTATGTTGGGCAGGGATGTGGTGCGCTGGACTCATCATACGGTACGTCCGGAAGTATAGATATTATTTCAAATAGGATCACATTTAGAATACATGAAAAAACAGAGTATGAGACAGAACCGCTTAGACATGGGGCGCACTCTGTTGTTATGTTTCCGACCGACAATCCAGACGCTGTATTTGTAGGCCTCAAACAAGAAGTTGAATATCAGAATACTGTAGATCATGCGACTATGAGGGGCGGGTTAACACATGTTGAGACACAATTTTGGCATCCGTCATATCCTGACGACCCTACGCATATGATAGGCTCAGCCATAGAGACAATACCGTTTTCGAGTGCTTCTATGAATTATGATGGGGTTGATTATGGTGAACCGTGGGTAACCGATACATACGTCGAACGTAAACTTGAGCGTGTGCAAGACATTTCGCTTATCGCTCAACTTGGGGAGCATACATTATCTCACACAGAGACCATGTACCTCAAAAAAGATGGGGATGTTTATTCATGGATAGATGCGACGCGGAATCATCCGTGGCAAGCTTTCGTCGCCCCTCCAAGGGCTATGACAGACAAAGAAGATTATCCCGAATACAGATTTAACGCGCGAGAGAGCATAAATGGTAAACTATGGTATGTGAGCGCACCAGGAACTCAACCAAACAACGTAGCTAAAACGAATTTTGAAGTTAACAATCCTGATGACACGAGCGGTTACTTTACGGGGTGGGCATAATGGCCGGACTATTCAGATTCTACGACAATTTCTTCTACGGCCTCGGGCGCAGCCGGTTCAACTTCGCTACCCCTGACACGCTGAAACTCGCGCTTCTAACCAGCGCGTATGCCCCTAATACTGGCTATGGTTCTCGTGGCGGGATGTTGAATTACGTTCGCGGCGACGTGATCTACGAGACGGCATATACCTGCTTCTTTGTCTGCACAACACCCGGGCAGTCCGCGCTCGGCGCGCCCACATTCAATACCACCCCGGCAGCGACTACCGCTGATGGGACGGTTATCTGGACAAGCTGCGGTCTGGCTCCGCCTTCAGCTCATGCCGTGCTTGCAGACGTAGTGGCCAGCGAATTCTCTGGTGCCGGATACACTGCTGGAGGCGCGACGTGCAGCTACACGCATACCCTGACTGGAAGGCGCACCACGCTCGGAGTGTCGGAGAGCGTTTGGCCCGGCTCGTCGATCACGGCCAAGTACGGCGTACTCTACAAAGTCGGTATAGTTGACTCCGTGACAGACCCTCTGATCGGGTACATCCTGCTCGACACGGCTGGAGTTGACCTGTCATCCACGTCTGGAGATTTCCGTGTGAGATTCGGCAACAACATCGCTTACGAACTGGCGGGGGCTTAGATGTTTGACATGAAATTCAATTCGGCAGATAAGAGCGCGAATATTACACTATCCGGTGGGGATTTTATTGCCACGGCGGCGGCTGGCGGAGCTATCATAGGAGTTAGAGGCACTCAGGGGCGTGGGGCGGTAGCGGCAGCGATGCAGGGGAAGTTTATATTTGAGGTAACTATAAACGCTATTGGGGCATCAAATAAAATTAGTGTGGGTGTTGGTTCGACCACGGCGGAGGTACTTACAACGGAAGCCGGTAATCATGCCGAGTCGATGGGGTATAGAACATCCGATCATTGGATCGAAGCGTTGAACAATGGCACGTTAATAACGCCTTCTTGGGCACAAGCGGTAGCCGGGGATGTTTTAGGAGTGGAATTCGACAACATAACTTCTGACAGTTACGGAGCTGTTAAAGTATATAAGAACGGTGTTGAAACGGCTACTGTTGTCTTCGGGATAACCAACACTCCATCAGCCCCATATCCGCTGATAACATTGTTCGATATTAACGATCAAGTCATGATAAATTTTGGGGCAACGCCTTTTGCGTTCGAGTATCCTCATGGAACGAGCCCGTATAGCACGGATGTTAGGCCGGTGCACCCTATGTCCAGATCAAAAGTGCAGTCCAGTCGTCCCATCCATCACATTCGTTTATAAAAAGGAGAACTATCATGGCAGGAATCTTAGGTGTAGCACAAACAGTTGAAGTCGCGCTTGTGGCAGCAACTGCGAAAACAATTATCCAGCTTGTAGCACCGGCCAACCATCGGGTAAAAGTTCTTGGATGGGGGATATTCTTCGATGGCGTGAACACCGCCGGAGAGCCTGTCCAGGTGCGTGTGCTTCGCCAGACTACGGCGGGTACGATGTCGTCTCTGACTCCAGTTCAGATCATTCCGGTATCAGAAACCATCCAGGCATCCGCACAGTACGGCGCGACAGCAGAGCCTACCGTAGGAGATGTGATTGACATGGTCGAGTGCCATCCGCAACAGGGCTATGAAGTGAAGTTCCCGATGGGGCAGGAGATCGTTATCGCCGGTTCCGGGCGGCTTGGCATTGAATGCACTGCGCCAGCCATTGTGAATTGCCGCGCCAAGTTCTTCTTCGAGGAGTAATCTTCGATGGCCTCTGTCAACAGGCCGCTAAGTCGTAGGTACGGGCCGAAGTTCAACTACGTCGAAATGATCTCGCTGGTTTCCAGCGATGTCCCGACTACGCTCGTTATTCCGATCACGTACCCTGTCGAGGTCAATGACTGGAGCGTAGCGAACCTGACGCTGCTCGGCTCGTTCGTGATCGAGTCGCAAGTATCTTCGTTCGTGAACGGTGTAGAGGTGACGCTACCGGCGATCACTTCTGAGGCATACAGCGGAGGTCGAGTCGGGGTATCGCTGTCTCCCCTGACGGGTTCCTCAACAGGAACATCAATTGGTTGGATAACAGCGAGCATGACGCTGCCTTCGCTGACAGCTTCTGCTACCGGGACAACGGGGTCTGTCGGGTTTGCCGCACTCACTTTGTCAGGGGCTTTCAGCCTCTCTGCTTACTCCGGCGCGCAAACAGTGCTTGCTATCGCTCCATACGGATATGTCATATCCAGTGCAGGAACTTCAGGGTCTGTTGGCGGGGCAGAACTCACGCTTCCCGCGCTACAAGGGGCGGCTATTGTTACCGCCGAAGGACATGGCAGCGCGAATCTCACCCTCCCAGCACTCCAGATGGCTCCCGCAGGGCAAGCGTGGCTCACGCTGCCAGCCCTCACGATGCACGCTGTCGGCCACGAGGTCGTCACAGTCACATACGAGGCATACGCCATCAACCTGACGACCGGCGCGGTGACGCACTACACGAATTATCCGTTCGACAATATCCTGCGGTTCGGGGCGAAGTATTACGGCATCGCACCTACAGGCATTTTCGAGATCGGCGGAAGTACAGACCTTACTGCTCAGATCGACGCGCACATCAAGACTTTCGCCACGAAATTCGGCAGTGACAAGATGAAGCGTGTGCCGTATGTGTACTCGTCCGGACGATCTGGCGGCGGGGTTGTCGTCGGGGTCACGGCAGACGAGGGAACGACTTATGAGTACGAGTCAGACTGGGGCGAAGTTCTAGGTTCTACGAACCACAGAACGCAGGTTGGCAAAGGGATACGCGGCGTGTATTATGCGTTTGACGTGAAGAATGTTAACGGTGGCTCGCTGGAGCTTGACGGTATCGACGTCAGAGTAGAGAAAACCGAGAGGGCGATATAATGGCAGACACTGCTGCAATAATTTCCACGATTATGTCGAACGCTGCGTCGATGCGCGGCGAAGCGTCTGCCGCACTTGGTGCGGCCATAGCTACGATCACGCCTCCTGAGAACTTTAATCCAGATCCTTATAGTTACACTGGATGGTACGGATATTCGGTGGGTATAGGCGAGGTTCCTGTGTATACAGGGGCGCCTTACCTCGCGCCTGATAAGGCTTTCGGCTCCGCGCCGAGCGTAGAACCGATCCCGGTGACTGACTACGGTATTACCCCGATACTTACGGCTGTAAATCCTGGCTTTACAGCTCCTACAGAACCGGCGGAACTGGATGGGTTCGATGTTCTTGATCCGGTTACAGACCCTATCACCATACCGTTGTTGCCTGGTGCGCTTGAGTCGATAGATGTAACGCCGCCAACGCTTAGCGTGATAGTCGTGCCGCCGGTGCCGAGCGTCACGCTGCCTGAATTCAATGCGGTTGTACCAGATACGACTATATCCGCGCCCACCGATTTTGCTGCGCAATACGCGGCCAATTACGCAAGCATGTCTGTTTCGATGCGCAACTCGCTGAACGATGCGATAGATGCGGAGCTCGTGAAGCTCAACCCCGAATACCACACGCAGATGGCGCTGCTGGAGTCGAAGCTCACTACATATATCAACGGCGGGACTGCGCTCACGGAAGAAGTCGAGCAGGCTATCTACAATCGCGCAAGAGATAAGACGAACGCGGAGTATTTGAAAACACGCGACACCATATTTACCGAGGGCGCTGCGCGTGGGTTCACTATTCCAGGAGGAGCACAGTTTTCTTCGCTGGCGCTGGCCCGGCAAAATGCGGCGGACAACAACGCGCGCGCCGCGATGGACATCGCCATCAAGCAGGCCGAGATGGAGCAGAACAATATCCAGTTCGCCATCACGCAGTCAGCCAATCTTCGCGCAGCGATCCTGGGGACGGTTATGTCGTGGATGGGTGGGATGATCCAGCTCAACGGGCAGTCACTCGAATACGCGCGAGATGTTATGCAGGCATCGATAGCGCTCTACGAGACGATGGTAAAGATTGTGACCGCGCGCATCGAAATATACAAGGCGCAGGCGCAGGTCTACGAGATAGAGCTGAAAGCGGTACTGGCTGTGTACGACGTTTATCAGGCGCAGATCAAGGCGCTCGAATCTCAGGTCAATGTGGATCGCGCCAAGGTAGATGCTTTCAGTGCGCAGATGGCGGCTTACGGAGCCTTGGCGAACGCGTACCAGGCGTCTATCCAGGGCGCGGCGGCTGCGGCGCAGATAGAAAAGCTGAAAGTGGACATCTACGAGGCCAAAGTGCGGACGTTCGGCGCAAAGGTCTCCGCCAAACAAGCGGAGTGGCAGGCGTTTGAAGCGAAGGTTCGCGGTGAAACAGCCAAGCTGTCCGCATACGAAACTGAGGTCAAGGCATATTCTGCTGAAGTGCAGGGGTTTGAGTCCACTGTGCAGGCGTACAAAACACAAGTGGACGCTGTGTCCACTAAAAACGAAGCCGCTTACAAAATATACACTGCCGCTGTGCAAGCATACGTCGCGGAAGTTCAGGGCGCGAGCGAATCCGCGAAAGCTGAAATCGCATCGTTTGAACTTACGCTTGATGCGTGGAAGGCCGGCCAAGAAGCGTGGCAAGGAGCCAACAGAATAAATCTGGAGAGTATGCTCGGAGAGCAGCGGCTGGCACAATCTCAGTACGCCATGAACGCCGACCTCGTAAGAAGCACCGCTTCCGCATATAGCGCGTACACATTACAGGCATCTTCTGCGATTATAAGTGCCGCCAATGTATATGGGAACATGGCCGGTTCGGCAATGGCCGGGGTTAATGGCCTGGCCGCGTCGGTTGTAAACGAATAAGGAGAATTGAAATGGCTTACGAATTAACAGAAACCGAAAAACGCATGGGAGCTATTCCCGAGCAGATGACTGAAGGGGCACAGATGTTGTCTGACTCGGAGCGAAGAGTTCGTGCAATCGCTGCTGATCGTCCGGCATACACACCACAGTTTGGCTCGCAGGGAGCGGTTTCGCAAGCGCCGGAACGTCAAATAGAGCAAGCTGATGTACAACAACAAGCTATCACTGGCGCGTTCAAACCAAATCAGAGAATTAGCGCAAATGTTGAGAAGCAATATGGTCCGCAAGGAGAACTGCTTGGTTATGTGGGACGTGGAACCGGCAGACCGTCGCCGGCGCAGCAGGAACGGGACAAAGAAATGGCTGGGCGTGGAATGACCAAAGACATCTACGGTAACTGGGCAGCCCCCAAGCGGTTTGAGGATATGACGCTGATGGAGGCAGCAACAGCTATTCGCGATCAACGACGGGCACAATATGAAAAATCAAAGGCGCTGGAAGCAGCACAGAATGCACCGTATCGTGAGGCACAGATTGAAGCTTTGAAGGGACAAACTGCGCTTGCGAAAACGCAACGAGGAATTGCTGAGCTTGGTGCGTACGAACCGCGAGCGAAAATCGCCTTGATGAAGCAGTTGGAACGCACAGATATTTCAGCAGAGGATCGTACGAAGTTCGAGACTGCGTTGAAAGAAATCAATGAGCGGGCAATGCGCCAAAAAATCGCGATCGAAATTGCAAAACAAAACGCCGCGCTAGGGGAAGAAGTAGAATTTACAGAAGGGGGACTCGTCCGAGGCTACGCCGGCGGAGGAGCTGTGAGTCGTGACTTGGCGCAGCCAGCCCCGCAGGTAAACCCGCTGATCGCACAGTACGGACAGTATTTGACGGCAGCAGCATCCGCCGGTGTGCCGCCTGTTCCGTTCGCACAGTATCAGAACCTGCTCCAGACAACACGCACCTCGATGCAAGGACAGCCTCCTGTAGGGTTCGCAGATGGTGGCGATGTATCTGCATTAGGGCGAACACTTGAGGGTCCCGGCACGAGCACCTCTGACTCGATCCCGGCGGTGATCGACGGCAAGCAGCCAGCAGCCCTGTCCAAGGACGAGTTCGTATTCCCCGCCGAGGTGACGAAGTATTACGGCACCAAGTTTATGAACGACCTGATCGCCAAGGCGAAGGCTGCGCTGTCCGGCGAGGGACTTGAAACACCTGCGCCGCAGAAGACTAAATTTGCTGATGGGGGTGTTTGATGGCTGAGTATGATTTTGACGAAGAATCGTATCTGGCGTCGGTGCTGCGCAAGCCACTTCCTGCGCCTGTGCAAGCTATACCTGTAAAAACACCATCCGGCGCTTTTCGTAGACACATTATTGACCCGACGCTAAGCGCTGTGGCTGGAGCAACGGAACTTCCGTCGCTCGGGGTGGCTCTTGCGGACATTCCAACTGGCGGCTACGCTGGTAAGACTGTCGGGTATCCAATAAAAGCAGTATCGGACTGGGCAACAAAAGGCGTAGAAAGCTGGATGTCCCCCGAGGCGCAGGAAGGCCAAGCGGCTATTGCGCGCAGAGCGGAAGAAGGCCGTGCCGCCGCAGAATCGGTGGGCGCAGGTAAAGGCGGGCAGTTTTTGTCTGAGTTTGGTGGGGCGTTAGTAGGCGCGTCAGAAAACCCGCAGGCAGGTATAAATACCGCCATCAGGTCTTTTGGGGGGATGAAAGCTATTGCAAAAGTCACCGCACTTAAACTAGCGCCTATTGCGGCCAAATTAGAAGCTCAGGTAGCTGCGAAAACATTATCGAAATCTGCTGCTGACGCACAGCTTCGCAATTTGGCAACAAAATACTCCGCCGCTGGAGAAGGTCTGCTGGGCGCTGGTGCTATCTCTAAAGGTATAGGGGAAGGGGATGATGTAGGGTACTGGGATCGGTTCGCGGCTGTCCCTGCCGGTATGCTTACAGCCGGCATAACAAGAGGTGTGGGCAGGATACCAGGGCTTGGAGACGTTGAAGCACAGATGGCGTTGCGCAGTATCGGCAAAGAAAGTGCGGGGAGTCTTACAGGGGGATTTATCAAACGAGGCGCAAAGGCTGCGTTGTCAGAAGGGCTTCAGGAAGGTACGCAAGAATTTCAGGAAACCGCATGGGAAAACGTCGGCGCGGGACGCGATTGGCTAAACAAAGCCGGATATTCGACGGCGATGGGAGTTGTGTCGGGCACAGGAATGGGAGCGACTCTGGGCGCAATCGCTGGAAAAAAGAAAGACCTCACAGAACAGCCTCCACCTCCTCCAGGAGAACTCTTTACCTCCCCACCGGCAGGGGCACGCACAATGATTGACGAGAGATTGTACACGAGCCTTCGCCGCAATGGTGCAGACCACGAAAGCGCCCTTCTGGCAGCGCGCAGGGACGAGATCGGGATTGCCATGAGGCAGGCATTGGAAGAAACCCTGCCAGCTCCGGCAACATACCGCAAGGATTACGAGAAGCAGTTGACCGCCGCAGGCGCGAATATCGAAGATGCGACCAGGGCGGCTTTTAGCACGTCTGATGCGAAGCAGAACTACCTGTACTTGCGCAAGCTCGGAATGCCCCGAGCGGCAGCCATCAAACAAGCACTGACTTTACCGCTGGTCGGTTCTGAAGCGCAAGGGATGTTGTTCGACAAGAAGGGGTCACGTATCGCATACCCCACCGAGGGATTTGAAGAGAGTGCGAGATTGCGTGATGAGGCTTTGCGTAGATATGACGAAGCACAAGCTCGCAATCTTCGCCGTGCTGAGGCAACTCCTGGAACAATTCAAAATATATTCGCACCTAAAGACTTTACGCAGCCGCGCCCGCCTGCCGTAGTGCAAATTCCGGCGGCGTTGGCTGATGTGACCTTGAGCCAGGCGGGGTTCAGGACCAAGACGTCGAGAAAAGAACTCGCTGCTGCGTATGCAGCGGGAGACTTTGATAGATCAGCTACTATGCTTCAAGATCATTTATCTGCAGGAGTGCCTAAAAAGGCCGCGAAGAACATAGAGAAGCTACAACGGATAGTTGAAGCAGCGCGTGCCAGAAAAGAAACGTCTCAAGAAGCTGAAATAAGTGATTTTGCTGGAAGGGAACATCGCAAGCAAGGGAAGCTGCTGACCGCAGCGGGCAGGTCAAAGACCCTTGCTGAACTCGGCAGTCAAAAAGGAACTCAAAATGCCTTATCAATCGGAAGCACAGCGCAAGAAATTCCACCTGTTGGAGAAGCGGGGCAAGTTGTCGCCGAAGGTGGTACAGGAGTGGGACCAGTCGTCGAAGGGACTGAAGTTGCCCCAGAAGTCAAAGGGACTGAAGTTGCCCCAGAAGTCAAAGGGGAAGGAAAAGTAATTCCGTCGTATACGGAGCTGCTGGCAGAAATGCAAAAAGAAGAATCTGTGAAACCGGCCAAGCCTGCAAAGAGCGGTCGTGCTTTGGCGGAAACATATCTGGATTTGCAGACCGCGTTTAACGAAACCGGCGACAGCACCGAGCTTGATGTGTTTGAATACGAACACCAGGAAGACCTGGCGGCTATCGTAAAAGCAGCGGCGCGCATTGAAGAGCCGCACGCAACGGCTGAAGAAGCCTCTACAGAAGACGTCGTAGACGAAGAGACTGCCGACTCTGGCAGAGATTATGAAGGCGACCCAGAGGATTTGCTTTTTTCAAAAACCGCCGGCGCAAAAACTCCTTCAGATGCCGGAACAATTCGCTCGAATCTGAAGAAGCTGTTCTTCTCGCCGAAGAAATTCGATACCATAGTCACGATATACGCGACACAGGCGGAGGCGCGCACAGACAATAAAGACCTGGACGCCTCCATGAAGATCGATGGCGGTGGGTTTGTGGCTGGATTCAAAACCGCCGATGGCAAGATCGGCCTGATAGCGGAGAACATCGAGCAAGGCAAAGAACTTGGCGTGTTCCTGCATGAAGTTGGCGTACACCTCGGGATGAAGAACCTGATTGGTGCAGCCAACATGGCGTGGCTCAAGAACAAGGTCGGTGAGTGGGCTGCTAGAAACAACGGATCGAAAGAAAGCCTCGCTGCGAAGCGCGCCATCAAACGAGCCATGGACTCCACATCGGCAAATAAAGATGAAGAATACATCGCCTACATGGTTGAGGAGCTGGTCAAGGAAGGAGTTGTGCCGAAAGCCGTTGACGGAAAAGCGGAAGGCTGGCTGTACAGACTTGTTGGAGCTATGCGCGTGGCATTGCTGAAACTCAACCTGAAATGGCTCGGATACTCAGGGCAGAATTTGGTTGATCTTGCCTTCGGTGCTGCCGGTATCGAGCTAGGGGCAGTTGAGCGTCCGTCTGAAGCCGTATCACAGCCGACGAGACAAGGAGAACTGGCATTTTCTGAAATAGGAGCTGAAGCAGCAATAAACACGACTATCAACACGATGCGCGCGCGGATGAAGTCAACGTCATGGACAGCCAAACTTGCGGCGATAATTCCGTTCACCCACGATCTCGTGAACGCAGCCAAGAAATACATGCCTAGTGCGACAGCACTGTGGGACGCTACCAACGATATGATGGCGGAGACGAAGAAATGGTCTGACACCATTCATTCCGCCGCGCAAACGATGTCAATGCTGCCGGAGAACTCGCAGGATAAAGTGCAGACGTTTCTGCACGACGGAAAGATGGCTGGCGCGTGGGGGTTCAAATTCGACTGGATTACAGACCGTGGAGTACACACGTCTGTTGCGATGGAAAACAAGTGGAAGGCGCTTACTCCGCAAGAGCAGAAGTCTGTCGAGCAGGTTTTGAAGTTCTTTTACGACGCGCGAATCGAGCACGTCAATGCTGTCGAAGAGAACGTCAAGTCGATGCGCAAGTATACCAAGACACTGATGGATGAAGTTACAAAAGAAGCGCTGCTCAAGGACATCAACGATGAGATGGCCAGGATGAGCTTGTGGAAAAACTACACCGGGCCGTATGTGCCGACCGTGCGGTTTGGGCGGTGGGCGGTGGAAGCTAAGTCGAAGGAGTTCATCGAGGCCGAGTCCAATGGCGGGGATTACGCGTCGATGAAGTCGGATGCGTCGAAGTATCGGTATGTGCAGTACGAATCCGAGCACGCAGCTATGTCGGCAAAAGCAGAGTTACTCAAGACGTTCAAATCTGGCAGTGTTGAAGTGGATATAAAACTGGATTCTCCACAAGGTCGCAGAGAAGACTTTGCCGCATTGCTGCGTCTCGAAACAATGATAAGGAAGCGCGAGGGCGACGTCATTTCTACAGAAGCCGTCAAGGAAATGCTGGAAGTGTTGCGCGTGATGACTCGAGAGCTGTCCGACGAATACTCGGAAGTGCAGTCCCGCCAGCAGTTCAAAGCGGTGGCTGGTGCAAAGTATGAAGAGGTGATGCGCGGAGCGATTTTGAGAGGGGAACAGCTTGCATTCACCATTGGCAGGTTGAAACACAGTCGTCGCGTGTCGGGCGCACTGTACGATATGCGTGGTGAGGTGGAGACGTCTGGCGACAAGACAAAAGCAGGTATTTTGTGGAACGAATTCAACGCGCGCTACAAAGGCGGGATGGCGGAGAAATCCCAGGATGAGGTCATAAAGACCATCATGGGCGGAGCTGCGTTTTACAAGCTACTGACTCAGCCGATGTATTTCTTGACGCAATTGATGCAGACACCTCAGTACACGATTCCCAGCATGTTGAAGTATGGGTTTGATTATGGTGCATCGTGGAAGGCGTGGATGAATAATCTGCACGTCATCAACGAGGTATGGACGCAGGGCAAGATCGTCAAGGGCATCGTCCGCGATCTTGATTTGCTGACACACCCGCCCGGCAAGAAAGTGACGGCTGCCGAATTGACGCTCGCTGACGAAAAGAGAGAGCTGCTCGTGTGGCTGCGCAACAGAAACCTTCTCGATATGGGAATGGAGTCCGACACAGGGGCGTTTGATGGTACGCATCCAGCGAAACGAGCTGCGCAGCGATTACTGCTGACGCCGCTCAAGAACGCCGTGCAGAACGTGGAGATTATCAACCGCGTAAGCTCTGCTCTTGCCGTGTACGATATGTCGAAGATACAAGGTAAGTCTCTCGCCGAGATCAAATCTCTGTCAGAAAATATCATCAGGGATTCCCACGGCATATACGCTGGATTCGCATCCCCGAGGTACTTGAACACCAAAGGTATCATGCGCATACCGATGCAGTTTCGACGGTTTCAGTTAATACAGGCTGGGTTCCTGTACAAAAATATCTGGCTTGAAGCCCAGAAGCTGAAAAATCCGGGAGAGCGCGCGGCGGCACTCAGGACGATAGCGGCAACGCTCGGACACACTCTGGCTGTCGCGGGATTGAAAGGCTCTGTATTATGGGTGGTTGTTCACGGGCTGATGGCATTAGCCGGAGCGGGTGATGATGATCCGAGAGATGCCGAAACCCTTGCGATGGCTGTTCTCTCGGATAACTTTTCGCCGGAGTTCGCCGATCTGCTTATGAAAGGACTGCCTACACTTGTCGGGGTGAACATATCCGCGCGCGCATCTCAGAACCCGTTCTCTATTCTGCCATTTGAAGGGCAGTACGCGCTCCAGGCATTCGAGTCCAGAGAAAAGCTGATGAAGAGTGCATACACGCTGTTTGGCGGTGCCTCTGGAGGCGTTCTAGGAGACATGGTGGATGGGTATGATCTAATGTCGAAGGGGAAGTATTACAAAGGCATGGAGATGATGCTTCCATCAGGTCTAAGAAATATGATGCGCGCCGGAAGATTCTCTTCTGAGGGAGTGACCAATAGAAACGGCGTTGTCATGTTGACTCCTGAAGAGATGAGTATGTGGGATTTGATCCAGCAAGGATCAGGGTCGGCTCCAGAGAAAGTGCAGAAGGCGTACTGGACGCAAGAGAAGCTTCGTAATGTGCAGACGAAGTTCTCTGAGCAGGCGCAGAGGGCAGATGACGACTTCGTGGAAGCCTACGAAGCCCGCGACAAGGAAGGGATGCGCGCAGCGCGAGATGATTTAATAAAGATTCAGAAAGCGATGCGCGGCGTCAAGCTAAAGCCGTACCCGCTGTCCAGACTCATAGGAGCCGTTACAAGCAAGCGCAAACAGGGGCGGCAGATAGTGAGGGGTGTCAAGACAACCGCGTCAACGCGCAGATTTGTGGAGGCTCTTCCATAAAAATCCCCGGACTAGCCGGGGATCAGGGTGCCTCAGTTCAAGGGAGGAGGTTTGAACTGCGGAGATGTTAAACCAAGACTTACCAAAATGCAAGCGGTGTCAGCCACCTCCTTTGTTGCACAGTTTAACTACTTCGGCCAGCATCGGCGATACGTTTGTTGAGTTTTCCAGCTTCGCCCAATCAAGAATAAAGCATCTCACCTGCCCCATCGCATGGTTCGATCCTTTGCCGGGATAGCGCTTTTCTGAGATGCCTTTGTTGAGCACCCATCCCTGCGCAACACCGGCGTTA